AACATGGCGCTGGCGATGATCGCGCAAGGTGCGCTGATGGTGGCATCCTCGAAGATCACCCAGGGCGCGCGGGAGGCCCAGTCCGCGCCGGTGAGCAAGATCGTGCGGCCGCCAACGGGAATGAAGCTGTGAGCGGCATCGAGGCTGAGCGGCGGAGGGCAAACTGATGGCAGGCCTCCGTATCGTTCCCATCGATCTTGATGAGGCAAACGCTTTTGTTGCGCAGCACCACCGTCACCACGGCAAGGTCGTCGGGCACAAGTTCTCGCTGGGCTGCATATCGGACGGGAAAATCGTTGGAGTCGCCATCGTGGGGCGGCCGGTATCGCGCCGGAGGGATGACGGGATGACCCTGGAACTCACGCGCCTTTGCTCAGACGGGACCAGGAACACCTGTTCTTTCCTCTACGGGGCCGCAGCGCGGGCGGCGTTCGCACTTGGCTACACGCGGATCGGGACCTACATCCTCAAGAGTGAGCCGGGAACATCGCTGACGGCCGCAGGATGGCGCCTGATAGGCGAAACTCCCGGCCGATCATGGTCAGTGCCGTCGCGCCCCCGCGTCGATACATGCCCGCTTGAGCCACGTCTTTTATTTGAGACTCGGCAGCAGGGGTTGAACTGATGGCAGGACTAGCAGACGCCGCCCTAGAAGACCTCAACATCACAGTGGATGTCGAAGGCCCCGATGCGCCCAAGGTCCACGACGACGGCACGATCGAAACCCCGACTGAAGAGGGTGGCGTCGTTGTCAGCTTCAACCCCCTGGGGGAGGATAACGACGGGCCGGGCGAGGGCTTCGACGCGAACCTGGCGCTATCGAACAGGCTCTCGGACACGCGCCAGACGCAGATCGTCGAGACGCTGCTGGAGCAGATCGAGGCCGACATCAAGTCGCGCTCGGAGTGGATGGAAACGCGGGCGAACGCGATTCGCCTCCTAGGCTTTAAGATCGAGGACCCCAAGTCTGATGTCGGCTCCAGTTCCTCGCCAATGGATGGGATGTCGACGCACTACGACACGCTGCTGGCCGAGGCTGTGCTTCGTGCTCATGCGACGGCGTGCGGGGAATTGCTACCGGCCGAGGGCCCGGTAAAGGTCACGAATTCAGGGCGAGGCACCGAGCAGACTGAAGGAATGGCCGAAGCGCTGCAGAAGGACCTGAACTACTGGTTTACCTCGGTGGCGAAAGAATATTACCCTGACACCAAGCGCATGCTGTTCCTGACGGTGTTTGGAGGCTCTGGGTTCAAGAAGGGCTACCACTGCCCGATTAAACGCAGGCCCACGATCGAGAGCGTGGACGCGAAGGACGTGATCGTTTCAGCCGGCGCGACCGACGTGATGACCGCGGCGCGGGTCACCCACAGACTGGAGATGCGCCAGTCGATCATGCGCAGGATGCAGGTTCTCGGTGTCTACCGCGACGTCGACCTGGTGCCCCCAAGCCCGGCTCCGAAGGATGCGGCGACCACGGCGACGGAAGAAGTTAGCGGGCAGCGCACCGGCCAGGAGCGACCTGAGGACGCGCCCTACGAGCTTTACGAGTCCTACTGCGAGGTCGACATCAACGAATTCGCCCCACCGCAGTTCAAGGGCAAGAAGGTGCCTTTGCCCTACCGGGTGACGATCGAGAAGGAAAGCCGGACCATCCTCGACATCCGCAGAGACTGGAAGGAGGAAGACAAGACCTGCCTGCGCAAGCGGAGCTGGGTCAAATACCCCTACATCGAGGCGATGAGCTTCTACTGCCTCGGGCTCATGCACGTCGTGGGCAACCTGACGCTCGCTCTGACGGCTGGAGGACGAGAGGCGCTCGACGCGGGCATGATGGCAAATTTCCCTGGGTTGCTGATCGCCAAATGGGCGGCGCGCAACATGCAGGAAAAGACCAACATGCGCGTCTATGCCGGCGAGGCCCAAACGGTCGACACCGGCGAGAAGCCGATCGGCGACGCGGTGATGGGCATGCCCTACCACGACGTGACGGCAGGCCTGCTCGGCATCCTCCAGCAGCTGACGGAGAAGGGCCAGCGGCTCGCCGGCTCCGGTGATCTCCCGGTGGGCGAGGGCAGGCAGGACGCCCCGGTGGGGACCACAATCGCGCTCATCGAGCAGGCCACCAAGGTTGAATCCAACGTCCACAAGGGAATGCACACCGCGCAGACCGAGGAATTCGAGATAGTGGAGAGGCTGCTGCGGGAAGACCCGGAGAGCTTCTGGCGGCATAACCCGGAATGCTCGATGGACTGGGACGAGGCGACGTTCATATCAGCCTTGGACAGCTGCATGATCGTTCCGCGGGCCGACCCAAACACGCCATCCCACATCCACAGGCTGCTCAAGGCGATGGGGCTCAAGCAGCTGCAGGCGCAGTCGCCGGGGCTATACGACCCGAAGTCGGTCGACCGGCGCATCCTGGCTGGCATGGGGTGGGACGACGTCGAGGACTTGTTCGCAAAGCAGGACCCTAACGCTCCTCCGCCTCAGCCTGACCCGCAGCAGATCATGGCGCAGGCCAAAATCCTGGCCGCGCAGGTCGCAGGGCAGAAGGTCCAGGTGCAAGCTGCGGAGCTGCAGCAGCAGGGCATGACCAAGAAGTACGAGATGGAGATGGAGCAGCAGATCGAGCAGCTGCGTCTACAACGCGAGCAGGTCATCCACCAGGACCAACATTTGCTCGATACGGCAGGTCACCATCTCGACGCGCAGCAGCAGGCGCACGAGCAGAACATGGATCGGCAGAACGCCGGCATTGAGGCCATGAAGGCTGGGCACGCCGCGGCGATGGACAGGCACAACGCCACGATGGACGCCATGAAGCAGGCCCACGAGGCGCACGCCGACCAGGCCAAGCACGGTTTGGACGCCTTGACAGCAGCGCATGACGCGGCGCTAGGTGTTGCAGGGCACCGCCTCGACGTGGCGGGTCACAACCTCGCCGTTCACGAAGCCAACAAGCCTCCGGAGCCGAAGACTCCATGATCACCGTGGAACGATTGAAGGAATTGCTTCGCTACGACCCCGAGACTGGCATCTTCACCTGGGTTGCGAAGGCAAGTTCATTCTCCCGCGTTTCGGTCGGGTCTACCGCCGGCACCGAAGGTGGACCGTATAGGTACATTCATATTAAGGTCGACGGTCAAAAATACCGAGCCCACCGCTTAGCTTTCCTGTACATGACTGGTCGGTGGCCGGAACACGGTGTCGACCATCGTGACACTGATGGCACGAACAACAGGTGGAGCAACTTGAGAGAAGCTACGGCTGCGCAAAACGCAGCGAATTGCGGCGCTTATTCCAACGGACGCCTTGGCATCAAAGGAATCACCTTCACTAAAGGCGCTTATCAGGCTCAAATACACCGTGGCGGCAAGCGCTTCTATTTAGGGAGGCATCCGACTGCAGCGGCGGCGAAAGCCTCATACGATGCCAAAATGGTAGAGTTCGACGGCGAATTCGCCAGATCAGCGTCGCCACCGAAGCGGCTAGCACCATGAAGCTCAGCCAAGCCGCCCGAATAGAACTGGTCCGCCTTTACATGGCGGGGGAAAGCTCAGTGGCGCTGGCGAATGCCTTTGGAGTGTCCAAGACGTTCATTTTTTATGAGGCGAAGAAGCGCGGGCTCAAGAAGGGCCGCATGTTTTCGCGCGACGAGAGATGGCGGAGACGCCTGATCGATTCGGGCAAGATTACTGGAGCATTGCCGTGATCACCGCTGAAGAAGCCCGCACCATTTGGCGATACGACCCAGAGACAGGTTTTTTCTTCTGGCTTGTTAAACCACCGCATTCGACGCGACAGATCGGTGATCGGGCTGGCAGCGACAACGGTCGAGGCAATCGACTTTGTTGGCGAGCAAAATATTACCGTGCCGCTCGGGTCGCTTGGCTGATGGTGACCGGGGAATGGCCAATCGAGGTCGACCACGAGGATACCGATCCTTGGAACGACAAATGGGACAATCTGAGAGAGGCCACGCGAAGCCAGAATTCTGCAAACAAGGGCGCCTACGTAACTAATAAATTGGGCGTGAAGGGGGTTTGCTTCCACAAGAAAGGGTTTCAGGCGTCTATAGGTTTTGGTCCAAATTACGAGTATCTTGGTCGCTTCCAAAGCGTGGATCAAGCCAAAGCGGCTTATGATGCCGCTGCCTTCAAGAGATACGGCGACTTCGCCCGATCAGCATAAGGAGACCATCATGGCTCACCCATTTCAGGCCCACCGGCAGCATAAGGTCGAGCGTGAGCGTGTCCCGCATATTGCGAGAGGGTATGCTTCTGGTGGGGCGGTTCATGATGACGAGGCGGCCGACGAGGCCTTGATCAAGAAGGAGGTCAAGTCGAGCGCGCTCAAGAAGGCTCACGGCGGCAAAATCGACGGGAAGGCGGCCAAGGCTAGGCTCGATCGGGGATCGATCAAGCGCGCCCGCGGGGGGAAGGTCGGCAAGAAGAAAGCCGGCACCAACGTGAACATTGTGGTTGCGCCCCATCCTGGCGGAGCTGCTCAGCCTCCCGCATCTCCCGCTGGGATCGGGGCGGCGGCGCCCATGGTACCGCCGCCTCGTCCGCCGATGCCGCCGATGGCTGGGCCTCCGGGGATGCCTCCGGGCATGCCCCCGGGGGGGCCGCCTCCGATGATGCGCGCCAAAGGCGGCCGCGTGGGTGTCGAGGGCGAAGAGCTTGGCACCGCGAAGGCCACCGGCGTCGCCTCGACCTCGAAGGTCGGCAAGCGTCCGAAGAACGGCCCTGCGTGGGCTGAAGGCCTGCGCAACGGGACGCAGATTTCCCACACCCCAGGCAACACCGCGGGCGCCAGCATGGCGGCCCACGAGGGCGTCAAGAAGGTGCGGACCTACGCCACCGGTGGGTCGGTGAAGGGCGTGTCAAAGGACGAGCCCCCGGCGATCAAGGTTGGCGAGATGGGCTTGAGCGCGAGCAAGAGCAACCCGTTCCCGAAGATGAAGCACGCCGCTGGCGGCGGTCTGGGCCGGCTTGAGAAGGTCAAGAAGGCGGTGCGCGGGGTCAGCGCGCCGTGACGTCTGCGTTCGACACCGCCCTGCTGCGCCGACTGCGTGAGCGGCTTGCGATGGAGCTTCGCGACCGGGACCGGAACCTCTGCGACGGTCTGCTCAGCACGTTCGAGGACTACAAGCACGCGACGGGGATACGCAAAGGCCTCGTGCGTGCTTCGCTGCTGATCGATGAGATTGAGCGCGAGCTTTCCGGACCAGAACCAAAGAGGGCTGCATGAGCGTCGTCACCAGAAACCTGCTGATCCCGATCCACACGACCGACCCTAAGAAGGACATCCTCAAGAGGATAGGCAGCGTCAGTGACTTTGATCTCTTCCACAATAACGTGCTGGTGGCGATCTATGAGCCGCCGAAGACTCACAAGCTGGGCAACACGAATTTTGAGTTCCACAAGCCAGACAAGTCGCACGATGAATACAAGTATCAGACGACGGTGGGGCTGGTTATCAAGAAAGGCCCCGCGGCGTTTGTCGAGGACGCTAACCAGCGTTTCTACGGGTGCGACGTCGAGCCCGGGGACTGGGTGGTCTTCCGCAACTCGGACGGTGTTTCGATGCTGGTCAAAAACGTATTATGTCGAAGGCTTTTGGACGTCCTGATAGAGGGGCGCATCCCTCATCCGGACTACGTGTACTGATACGAACGCCGGCCTTTTCACCGGGGACTGCGGGCCTCGGGGAAGAAAACCCGGATCGGTTACCGGCGTTCGGTTCTGGATATGTGCCGTCAATCCGGGTGACCCGCAGACTTAATTCGCCCCTCGCTGGGGCATACTAGGGAGCGCTTCCCATGACGCCTGACGAAGACCTGATCATTACCGTTGATTCCTTGGACGAGCCCGTAGACACCACCACCGAAGAGCCTCGCAAGCCGGAACCAATGGTGCGGCTCAAGGTCCCCGGTAGACCGGAGCCGAAGCCTCGCGCAGAGGCAGCCAGCCCCACCGATGACGCTGTGGAGGACCTGCGCGGGCAGCTGAGTGTGGCAGAACAGCGCACCAGGGACGCCGAGCGGCGCGCGCAGGAGGCCTCCCAGGTTGCCCGGGACGCCAGCGCCGAGGTCAAGGACACCCGGGCGAGCGCGATCGACACCGAGATCGCCTCGGCCGCGACCGAGAGCACGAGCCTCAAGGCCCAACTCAAGGCCGCGTGGGATGCCGGCGACTTCGAGAAGGCGACCGAGCTGCAAGAGAAGATCGCGGACGTCAGGGCCCGGCTCTACGACGCGAACAAGGAAAAGGCGCGTATTGCTCAAGAGGTCCAGCGTCCCCACGAGGGTGCTGTTCGCCAAAGGACGCGCGAAGAGCAGCGGCAGGCGATGCTTGATGCATGCACACCCGCCTCGAGGGCCTGGCTTGAGAGCCATCCCGAGTGCATCGACAACCCGGTCAAGAATTCCAAGGCTATCGCGGCCCACAACGAGGCGATCCACGAGAAGGGCCTCGCGGCCGACACGCCCGACTATTTCCGCTTCATCGAGGAGCAACTGGGGTACAGCACCGTGAACACGAAAGCCAAGGAACCACGCAATGGGACCACCCGCAAAGTCGTAGAATCGGCTCCGGTCGATCGCGGAGGTGGCGGCAGCAGCGGGAGCGAAGGCGGCCAGAAAGTCGAACTGACCAGAGGGGAGCTTGCGGCCGCCACCGACGGCACCGTTGTGTGGAACACCGGGCCCAACAAGGGCAAGCCGGTCGGGGCGAAGGAATACGCCCGGCGCAAGCTGATCGGGATGCAGGAGGGGCGCTACGCGGCGCCCGCCACGCAGTGATCCTGAACCGTCGCGGTTTTCTGGGAGGGCTAATCTCAGCGCTCGCCGCGCCTGCGATTGTGCGCGCCGGCTCGATCATGCCGGTCAAGGCGTGGCCGGTTGACCTGCCGCGCGAACCCCTACCTGGATTTGGCTTTGAGAGCTTTACGCCTCCGGAAGGGACAACCTACCAGTGGGCGACGCGGGCCGTCATGGGAGACGAGACGTTGGGGAACCTGCCTCTCAGGCTCGCCGCAGGCTGGAGGCTCGTCCCGGCTGAACGGTGGGCCAGCAAATTCGCCATCGATGGCGCTTTCATTGAGCACGGCGGCTTGGTGCTGCTGGAGCGCGACGCCGAGGTCGAAGCCTCCAAGAACCTCGTCCTCACCAGATCGTGGTTCCGGCAGGCTGAAGACAATGGCTTCCAAGTGAGCGTGACAAAGCGACCCGCCCACGGCAAGCCGATCAGAGTGATGAACGCCGACGGTGACTTTGTCGATGCGCCTCAGCACCAGCAAGACCGGTGGCGCAAGGTGACCGCAGAGGACATTGAGCGCTGGAGTGGCGAAGGATGACCGAGCTGATCAAGCCGTGGCCGGCTGACAAGTGCGCCAAGACCCAGGCCAAGATCGACAAGGAGGCGCGTCGTACAGCCACCAGGCTCGGGGCGCGCTGCTGCGTTGTTGTGGCTTTCTTCGAGGATGGGGGCTACTATCATATGCAAGACGGGGGTCAGTCCCCGATGCCCGTCGAGCAGCTTTACCGGCAGATTGCCGAGATGAAGGCTGTGCCACCCGAGACCACTGTCCAATGAGCACATTGTTCGATATGAATCGCCGACTACGCCACATCGAGCATCTGCTCGATAGGCTCATAACCCTAGTGGAGAGAATCATGCCGACCCTCGACGACATCCTTGCCGACGTGACCCAAGAGAAGACCGACATCGCCAGCGTCTCAACGCTCATCAAGGGTCTCAAGCAGCAGATCGCCGACGCGCTCTCGGGCGTGACCCTGTCGCCGGACGTGCAGGCCAAGGTGGACGCCATCTTCACCGGGGCTGAGAGCAACAAGGCCGACATCGCCGCTGCGATCGCATCTGGTTCCTAAAGCCAGGTCTCTTGCCGGCGCAAATGCCGGTCTTTTCCAAAGCAGGAGGTCTCCCATGACCGAAGGCATTGCGGCGGCCGTGTCACCGCAGGACAAGAAGAGGGACTCGCTTGCGAAGGCGAGAGCCGTGCAGGCGGCCAACCGTGAAGCGGCACAGCAGGAGGCAGCGGGCCTCGGCGTCTCCGCCGCGCGCGCCGCGCAGGCTCCCGGGTCGGTCGTGGGTCGCACCGAGCGCGGGCGCGTCATCGTCATCGGCCGGGACGGCAAGCCGATCTCCCGTGCTGGGGATCAGAACATCGACAAATACGCCATCCCCCCGAACGAAATACCGAATGGCTGGGGCTACCAGTGGATTGCGGAGACCGTGCTCAACGAGCCGCAGACGGCGGCCATGCTGCAGTTCAAGCAAGCGGGATGGACATTCGTGCCGCAGGAGCGTCATCCGAACAACCCGGTGCGGCAGGGCGGCTTGGCTCTGGTCGAGCGCCCGCAGCCTCTGATCGACGAAGCCCGCCAGGACGAGATGCAGCAGGCCTCAGACCAGGTCCGCGCCAACGTCGAGCAGTTCGCACCCCCCGGGGGCCTGCAGAAGACGGGACGCATCAGGAAGGGCAGACCGGTGTCGGTGTCCGCCGACGGCGTGCCCGAGCCGGTGCTGGAGGTGGAATAAATACAGAGAAGAACAACAATACCATCAGGGTTCGGCCCTGCTTCCTTGCCCCCTCCTCCGGGGGCTTTTTTATGTTCAATTTGACAGACGGTGATAATTACGACTATGGTGTCCGCCATGCCTCCCCAAGCTGGTTGAGGCCACCGACCGAAAGCGGCGCTCGCCCCGGTCACCACCGTCGCGCTGACGGACATCTCCCACACTAAGCCCGCGCTGGGTCCCAAGCCGCCACCTCCAGTCGGAGCCAGACCATGGCCAATGTCCTCGCGCCGTTCGGATTCCGCCACTTCGGCCACCTGGATGGCGTGTCAGCCAACTACGGCATGTCGACCCGCAAGATCGCGTCAGGATACGGCACCGCGATCTTCCGAGGCGACGCCGTCATCGACGTCAGCACGGGCTACATCCAGCAGATAACGGCCTCGACGGTGCAGACTGCCGGCATCTTCCAGGGGTGCGAATACCTCTCGACCTCGCAGGGCATCAAGATTCGGTCGAAATACTGGCCAGGATCGGATGCGACCGGCGACGTCACCGCCTTTATCATCAGCCACCCGTCAGCCACCTTCCTCTGCCAGGTCAACGGCACGCCACTGGTGCTCGCCAACGTCGGCATGAATGGTCAAGTTGCGCTGACCCAGACCGGCAACACCAGGACCGGCTACTCGGGCATGACGCTGGACACGACCTCCAACGTGCCTGCGGTCACCGCCACGTTCCCGTTCCGAATCATTGGCCAAGGCTCGGATGTTCTGCCTGCCGGCGTGAACGGCTCCGACAACACGACCAACTACAACTGGGCGATCGTCGCCTTCAACTACCAAGACTACCGTTCGATGGACGGCATCTGATCGCTCGATCGAGCGCCTCTTTAGGAGCCTGAGCCATGCCTATTGCTCTTCAAGTTCTGCGCAACGAGCTGCTCCCGGGGCTCTTCGACGTCCGCGGATCGTATGACATGATCCCACGTCAGTGGGACAAGGTTTACAAGACCCACAATTCGAACATGGCAGTCGAGCGCTCGACCCAGATGGCGTTCCTGGGGCTGCCGTTCCTCAAGAACGAAGGCGCCCAGACCCAGTTCGACAATGAAGCCGGCGAGCGCTTCATTTGGAACATGGAGCCCTTCGAAGTGGCTCTTGGGTACGCAATCACCCGCAAGGCGATCCTGAACAACCTCTACAAGTCGCAGTTCAACCCGACGAACCTCAAACTCCAAGAGAGCTTCGCCCAGTTCAAGGAAATCCAGGGCGCATCGCTGTTCAATTCAGGGACAACGGCGATCACCGGCCTCGGCGGCGACGGCCAGCCGCTGTTCTCCACCGCTCACCCGATGGACACCGGCACCTGGGCCAACCGCTTCGCGATCGATCTCTCGCTCAACGAATCCTCGTTGCTGCAGATGCAGATCAACGTCAGAACCCAGTTCTACAATGAGCGCGGCCTGCGTGTCCTCTCGCGCATGCGGCGCCTCGTCGTGCCCCCGGCGCTTGACCCGGTCGCTTCCCGCCTTCTCAAGACCGAGCTGCGCCCGGGGACCGCCGACAATGACATCAACGCGATCCTGACCACCGCGGGAGGCATCCCGGACGGTCACATCGTGCTCGACTTCCTGACCTCGAACTTCGCCTGGTTCGGGACCACCAACATCGAGGGAATGATCCATTTGCAAAGGGTGCCGTTCGAAATGGATTTATGGGTTGACAACATCACTGACAACCTCCTTGTCAAAGGGTACGAATATTTCGGTTTCTTCTATAACGATCCTCGCGCGGTGTACGGAAGCTATCCAACGTCCTGACGGAGCGAACTGATGACTGCATCATTTTTCTCCGGTCCTGTTGTCGGGCTCGGTGGCTTGATGGGCGGCGGAGACGCCAAGGCTCAGATGGGTCCGTTCGGGGCCTATCACGGCTACAGCCTCCTCAACCCGCTCTACTATCCCGCGAACAAGGACGGCCAGGCCAGCGGGCGCATCCCGGCATTCCTGAGCAATTCCAGGATCGTGGTGGCGGACAACATCCCTTCTGCTGTTTCGACGAACGGCATTGCGGCTGCGGCTGCGACGGTGTCCGGGACGGCGATGACGCTGACCACGGTTGCTCCGGGTGGTGCTTCCACCGTGCCTTCGTTGGGGACGGCGATCCCGGTCGTTCTTCAGGGTTCGAGCACCCCGGTCAATGCACTGGTGCTCGACTTCGGCTTCACCACCGGCTCCACGACCGCGGCCAGCGCGACTGTTGCGGCGGTCCCCGACAGCACGCTGTTCACGGTTGGGCAGTGGATTTGCATCGCCGGTGCGGGCAATGCGGCGAAGACCCTGCCTCTAATCACGCAGGTCAAGACGATCGTAAATGCGACCAGCATTACGGTGTCTCCGGTCCCCGCCGGGACGCTGGCGCACGCTCCTATCGGGGCGGCGAACGTCTTTGGCAACTTCCCCCAGGGGGCCGTGCCCAATGCGGTGTTCCCCTACAGCAATGGCGGGTCGCTGGCGATCTTCAATCCCGTGGAAGGCCTGGCGCGCGGCATCTCGGTTCTCAGCGGCGCATCTGCTGCGGGTGGTGTCATCCGCGTCAACGGCGCCGACATCCACGGCGTTCCGATGTCCGAGGACATCACGGCTGGAGCTGGAGCTGGCACGGCCTACGGCAAGAAATGCTTCAAGTACATCACCTCGGTGGTCCCGCAGTTCTCGGATTCGGGTGGTGGCCACACCTACGCCGTCGGGTGGAGCGACACCTTCGGGTATGCGCTTCGGGCCGACCGGTGGGAATACAACGCGGCCTATTGGAACGGCCTCTTGGTCCCCAGTGCTGTTGGGTTCACAGCTGCGGTCCTGACGGACCCGGCGACGCGGACCACCGGCGATGTCCGCGGCAGCGTCCAGGTCGGATCAGCGGGCGCCGGGACACCGATCACGGCGGCTGCATCGAGCAATGGCGCGCTGCGCCTGACGCTGGTACAAACAATCGCGGCGTACAACATCCTGAATTCGT